GTTCAGGATATAGTTAGTACGGCAAATGCGAACGCACAAATAATAGACAATTGGTTAAAGCCGGAACAGGGACTGAGTAGAAAAGATGCAATACTCTATAACTATGTTAACCAAATGACCAAAGCAGGTAAGTTAGACCAACTCAGGACAGGATTTTATGATTGGCTAAAAACCAGCAAGGTCAGCCAAGGACAGCAAGCAAAACTTATGGCAGGAGACGATAAAGGTCTTAATGCTATATTAGATCTTGTTGTAAAAATTCAAACTATGAAAAATGATCTTATTGACCAACTAGATAACTCAGGCGCTGATGTTACTGCTAGTACAGGCGGTGAACGTGGCGGAGAAGGCTATGTCGCAACCAGGGACAAAATTAAATTAGTTCCAAGACATAGATGGACACCCAATTAAACTAATACACAAAAAACAATGGCGAGAAGTTTATGATGATGGCAAGTATATTATTAAAAAAACTAGACCTGATGCATTTGACTTTCAACTATACAAACGTTTTCAACTAGACAATCCTTGGTGTGTAAAAGTACACAGTTTTGAAGATGGTATGATTGTTATGGATAAAATTGAAGGACATTCGTGGGACGAATTTAGACAATATGCTACTCGAAAGCAATTATGGAATTTATGTGTTACGTTCAGGATGGAAGTGGTAAAAAGTTTCTTTGACTTTTTAGAAGATAATTATGTTCCGGCTAGACCGTTGCAACGCGACTGGATTGACGGAAACCAACGTGTATTTTTTAATGGAGATGCAACACACGGAAACTTAATTATGCAAGGCGATAAACCTATGTTTATAGATCCAGACGGATTTCATAGGGCAAAGTGGGATAGATTTATTTTAAAAGTGCATGAGCAAAATACTGAGTGGTTTAACCACTACTTACAAGAAGCTCACAGGGCTAGTAGGAACGATAAATAATATTATGGAACAAAAACAGTATACATTACAACAATGGTCAGCAATAGAAGGCGGACATGAAATGCCAGAAACACCCAAGTCGCAATATAGTTTTATAGGCGATATGATGGAAAGCAAAATGTTTAGAAGTAAAGCTAGAGTCGAAGGCAGTAATGCAAGAGATATGGCTGACTTTGCAATGATGAATGTACTAGCATTGTATATTCTAAGCAATGAATATGATTATGCAGTAGCGGCACAAGATTATGCTAAACGCACTATAATGTACGGAAACTTTAACAATTTTAGAACTGGTGGCACTGATCTTAATATTGCACTCACCGCTGTTAAAAACGGCATGTCCGACAGTGGTGAAAAGAACCAACTACAAGCAGGCAAACTTAAATTCAATGATCAAAAAATGAAAACGTTTTTGAGAACAATGTCAGCAGGAAGACCTCCAGCTTCAATTAACAGTTTTCTTTTAATATTAGAAAGAGACTTGGATATACAAAATAGTAATTACAGAAGCATTAGGAGATTGGTGCAAGACTGGCCTCGTTTGAATAAAATGCAAAAGCAATTGGTTATTACAAGAATGATGCAATTCTTTAGAACAAAAGCATTGCGTAGTGAACTGTACAGCTATATCAGAGACATGAGTAGAAGCCAAGGACTTGAAGCTAAAAATGCACACAATGCAGAAGGTGCTCCAAAATCATATGGTGCCGATACACTTGCTAAACTAGCAGTAGCCGGTGGTGCTGTAGCAGGCGGATATGCACTAGGAAAATCAATTGGAAGCAACATTGGTGGTATGCAAGGTTTTAGAAACTTAAACAAAAAAATTACCAGCAAAAATTACACAGTCAAGTAGATGACAAACTACATAGCATACACACTAGTAGACATCAGCAACACCAATGAAAGTAAACTTGATAGAAACAAGATTAAGTTCTTTCAACAACAAAACTTAAACACACTAGTACAAACAATAGGACTAAGAAGTCAGCCTATGCACTCAAAGGTTGAGCTTGATATGGCACAAGATGTAGCGAATTTAGGCTTCGGAAAGCAGTATCAAGGACTACATACAGTATGGAAAATGCAGTTTAGTATAGAACATGGTGGTGTTTTTAGTTTAAAAGACTTATTAGACGATTGTAACGGAATACCTATATACACTGAACTAGAAGAAACAACAGAATTATCTAGTAAGTGTTTTGAGACACATGATAGTAATTTAACTAACTTATGTTTCGAACATTATTCTTATTGGCCCGTATAGTTAACGTTAACAGCTTATTTAAAAATTACACCGATCACTGATAAATATCGTTGTAATAAAATTAGGCAAAACATAGGCTCCGTCAAAAAACTAACACTTTAGACCCGTCAAATTTAGTTAACTGTCAAAATTTTGACCGTACTAAAAACAAGATAAGTAGTAGTGTAAGAAAGACAAAAGGCAAAAAACTTTGGCAAACATACAATTGACGCTAATATAAGTTGCAGTAGCAATAGGAAAAGCAGAACTATGTCAACCACAGAACTTGAACGAACCAATTTAGAAGCCCACGTTGATCTTTGTGCAGAGAGGTACAAGGGATTGGAAACACGTTTGGAAAATGTAGAAAAAGCAGTAAAAGACCTTCACTCAGAAATGAGAAGGATGCATGATGAAAATGTCAAGAATCATCAATCAACAAATAAAATAATGTTAGGTGCCGCGGCTACAGTTGTAGCAGGTATACTATCAACTATCATCGTTTTGATAATGAGTTAATTTCCGTATAAATACTATTATGAATTTAGAAGAACTCGATAATAGCAGTGTGGTCGAAGCACAACTAGTATGGGCGAGAAAAGGTAATCAACTTACTCGTAAATATCGTTGTGTAGTTGGCAGACGAGCAGGTAGACTAGTAAGCAAGCCAGGACAGTGCAGTGCTCCAGTTGATATTAAAAAGCGTCTGGTATTGAAAAAAACAAAAGCTCGCATGGGCAAACGCATGGCTAAGAAAGCACAACGTACTAAAAGGTTTAATCCAGCAAGTAAAGCACTTAAAAGATTGAACAAACGGAGAAAATAAAATGAAGATAATGGACATTATTGATGACAAGTACACAAAGAACGATACATGGATTAAAGACGGTGTATTGATGTGTAATAAAGATTGTTGCGGCGCACCTGTAAGTGAATGTTCATGTGATTCAAGTTGTAAAAAATGTAACTGTTACAACATTAAAGAAGAAGGTGTAGCAGAACGTTATGGTATGCGTGGTGCTTCAGTAGCTCAAAGTAGAAAAGATATCAATACAGGAACTAATATGAACAAGAGGGCTAATAATAAAGCACAAGATCAAAACAGAGAAATGAATATTAGAAATGCAAGTGCAACCCGTAAACAAAATAGAGATGCAAAACGAGTACAGACTGGCATACCTGTTAGAGCAGTGCAAGGATAAGCCCAATGAGAGCAATGATAACCAAAGGCGGAATTTATACTTGGATTAATGTGAGAGAAAACAAGTTTATTGAAGAAAAATTTGAAAATGTCGATTTGTTAGAGAAAAAAGATTTAAATGAAAGAGAACAATATATAGCACAGACATTAGTAGGCAGAGGCGTCTTAGATAAGACTATCGACGGAAAAGAAGTAGCATATAAACTTAACATTAATAATTTTACGAGGTAATCATGAAGCCAAGACTCTACGATATTATCAATACTTTTGATAAAACTTCTAAACAATTGAATGAACGTGCAGGAACTGATGTTGATTTGCGTGTAGCAATGACACAAAAAACTCAAGACAATAGTATCAGTGTACAGCAATACAAAATTGATATTGAATCAAAACCATTTGCTGGTAGAAATAAAAACTTTTATCATATTTACGAACATAACGAATTGTTATACGAAGATATTGCATTATTTGAAAGTGCAATGGGTATTCTTAAGAATCTTATGCAGAACAAGAATCAAAGAGTCGCTGAAATTGAAAAAGCAGACGTGGCATACAACAATGCATTGTACGAAGTTTATATGTTTAAAAGCAGAATTAAAGCATCAGTCAACGAAGATGTGATGTTAGCAAAATTAAGTCAAGCACAAAACAAACTAGGTGAAGCGAAAGCCAAAATACTACAAAAACTATAAATACAATATAACGAACGGGAATAGAAACATGTATCTAAACGATTTAAATTCAAGTCGACACAATGTAGAAAAGCTGAATCGTATTCTTGCTGATACTTTCAAACACGATGTTGATTTATCAGAAATGACTACCGATTCTCTTAACAGAATGTTGAACACAACAAATGCTAAAATGACAGCAATTAAAGAGAGTGATCTCAAGTACTGGGAAAATCCACAGTACAATAAACTAGGGTTGATTCAACATCAACTTAAAACATATATTACAGAAATTGCACCAACAAGAGGTGACAGCAAACGTGTAAAAGCCAAAGAAAGCACCATAATGGAAGCTGACTTGGATCAAGCAGAAGTATTGCTAGCCGCACAGGAACTAGTTGACGAAATGCAAAAAATGGTAGAAAATGTAGCAGAAATGCAAGTACAGAAACTTATGCCAATTGTAGATGCAATGAAAGAGCAAGTAGGATTTGATATAGCAGAAGCATATAACAGTGCCGCAGATGGTGCGTTAGGCGCTCTATTAGATCAAATGAAAACTGCAAAAGAAGCAGTTGAAAACGCTACACTAGCCGCTAGAGGTGAACCAGTAAATACACCTGCCGCAACTGACATGGGAATGGATGATGCTGATATGGACCCAGAAGCACCAATGGATGATATGGGAGCAGATGAATTTGGAGGTGATGATGCCGCGGCTGGAGAAGAAAACCCAGTAGGCAGAGAACTAAAAGGTGAAAGTGCTCTAGCAAACATGGAGCGAGGTGCGTTAGCTGAAAAAAAGTTCCTAGAGAGTAAGGACAAGCTCTTTAAAATGGTTGAAAGTGGCCAGATGTCCCAAACTGATTTTATCAATGTTATTAACGAACTAGACGAAGGCTGGTGGGATAATGCAAAAGCTGGCGGCAAGATCATCGGCGGCGGCATTGCAAAAGGCTTGGGCTATATGCTTACAAGAAGCGGAGATAAAGATAGATCAGGTCGTGACGGCGGATTTTCAGATCGCTTGGGCAGAGGACTTACAAACATAGGTAATGATGCAGTAGACAGTGGCTTTGATACTATAGCTAAATCATATAAAGATACGACAAAGAGTTTAAAAGGCGTTAGAGAAGCACCTGGAGATAAACAAAGTGGTATACAAAAGCCACTAGGCAAAATGACTCCGGAGTTAAAAAAATACCTATCTCAGTTCGGTTTAGATCGAGGTGATGTGATTGACATGATGACTGATCCTAGTGCAAGTCCGAGACAATTCCAGCCATTATTAGGTAAACTTAAAGGTAAAGGCTTAGACGGCGGGCCGGGTGAGCCAGTTCCAAATCAGGGAGGTGTTGCACCTAGATTGCAAAACAAAAGAGGTTTTGATCCAATGGGTGATCAAGTACCGCCAGCGAATACAAAATTACAGAACAAAAGAGGCTTTACGCCCGGTGTACAAACACCACCAATGGCAGACAAAAGACCAGATGGTACCAGTAAACCAAGTAGACCAGCTCCATTAGATGGTGGTATAGCTCCTGGCACTACAAAAGGTGGTCCAAGTAAACTACGTCAGAGACAAATGCAAAAACAAGCTAACCCTAACGATGCTTTTCTCAAAAAGAGACTTGATCAAAGATACGGTCAAGGCGAGTTTGCACCTAAACCTAAACCAAGAGTTCCGGATGCAATAGGTCCTGTAACAACTACTACACCAACTCCTAGACCAGCTCCGTTGGATGGTGGTATTGCACCTGGAACAACAGCAGGCGGTAAGAGTAAACTTAGGCAAAGGTTAGGCAAGTAATATGTTAATCTGCGAAGTTTTGAATGAAGATCAAAGTGATATGCTTAATGACCTAGAGGAATTGCTTACTAGGGCAAAAGCCAATCTAAAAACAAAAATACCAACTAATATGGTATTATCAAAACTTCGTGCAATGGGTTATAGCATAGATATTACTAGTTTAATAGATTTGCTAGCAACTATTACAATAGTTGGCTCCGCTAACAAAAAAGATATCACACTGGATACAGCGTTACCCCGTTCAGACGCTGAACCAGAAGATCAAACTGTAAGCAAAATGGCACAAAAACAAATAGATAAGGACATGAACAAATGAGTTATAGTATAAACAAAACCGAAGCAAGACTATTAGCGAGGGCTGATCTTACTATATTCAATGAAACACAAGCCCTTATGAAACAAGTCATAACAGATGCAGGAAATGGTTTGTATGAAACTACTGTAGATGATGGAACTGAAATGACGGAAAGTACACCAACTATTACAATTACAGGAAGTGTTGCAAATCCAACCATAACTGCAACACCTACTGTAATACTTGGCGGACAAACAATTACACTAGGGACAACTGGACTTAGTTTAAATGCAGTTATAGCTGACATCAATGATGCGGCTGTACCAGGATTGGTAGCAAGTAAAAATGCCAGCGACAATCTTGTGTTAACATATACTGCACCAGCGGCAACTACATGGACATTTGTTGTAGGGGCAGGCACTGCAAATGTTGACCTAGGTCTTACAGCCGCAACTAGTACAGCAACTAATCCTTCAAGTGTTGATTACTTTAACTGTTGGCAAGGTAACGTAAACAGTAGACCAAAAACTGATCAAATGAATCAAGTTATTCTTTACTTCCAGCAACTTGGATATGATATACAGCGTCTTAAGAATACCACAACTGGTAAGACACTTAAATGGGTAATAAACTATTAAACTTTTACTTCTAATAGATAAACATCCAGATGTTTTTATTACTATTGCACTCACACTTTTTATAGCATATTTAGATCCAAGATGGCAAACTTTGCCATTGACATCACTATAATTTCCTGCTACATTTAACTATGTTAAAAATTACTACACCCTATCCGTATAAAGAATTTAAACGTAAGAGTGTAGGCGGTAAACGTCTATACGAAAATCCTTATGGCGATCCTGTGCCTAGTGTAACAACTATACTCAGCAAGACCAAAGACATGACTCACCTCAATGCTTGGAAGAAGCGTGTGGGTGAAAAGAAAGCACAAGAGATTGTAACTGAAGCCGCAAATGTTGGCACAGTCATGCATGAAATGTTAGAATCATGGAGTCTTAATGAACAGTACACAGGCAAGAACTTGCTACAAGCTAAGATGATGGCAGAAACTGTTATTAAGAATGTGGAACCTGATATCGACGAAGTTTGGGGTAGTGAGGTAAATTTGTGTTACCCAGGGCTATATGCAGGAACCACAGATCTAGTGGGCATATACAAAGGTAATCCTTGTATTATGGATTTTAAACAGACCAACAAACCTAAAAAGCGTGAGTGGATCGATGATTACTTTATGCAAGCCGCGGCGTATGGCATGGCACACAACGAAGTATTTGAAACCAAAATTGAACATGCGGCAATTTTTATGTGCAGTAGAGATTGTGATTGGCAACTATGGGAAGTAGGTCCAGAAGAATTTAAACAATGGGAAGAAAAATGGGCAAAGAGAGTGGAAGAGTTCTACAACTTGTCATAAATACTGTATCAGGAGTACAACATGGCAACGACTAGAACAAGTAAAATTAGAGTAAGGCAAGGTAATTTTTCTGACTTGCCTGTATTAGATCCGGGTGAACTTGGATATGCAAAAGACAGTAGACGTTTGTTTATCGGAAATGATACTGTAAATGTAGGAACAGGAAATGGTGTACTGCTAGGATTTACGTTGCCTTTAGCAGTGAGCAAACCTACTATTACAACTGTATTTGTTGATGGATCAGCAGTTAATGCTAGCACCTATTCAATTACAGGTACTACGTTGCTTTTTGCAAGTGCTCCGACTGGTGTTATTACTGTTGGCTTTAACAGTGAAATAGATATTGTTAGTGATGTAACTCTTCCTAGTAGCATAAGTTTAGCCGCAAACGGTAGTAATGCTGATACAGGCTTTCAAATTGATACAACTAATTACAATATTGTAGTTATGGACTACACATTAGAAAGCACAAATGGTGTTAGAATTGGTCAACTAAGATTTGGAACAGATGTAAGTGCAAGCACTAGTACCATTGCTGACAACTATACTGAAACTGCGGCAGTAGGTATTACATTTAGTGTAGACATTGCTTCGGCAAATACTATGAAACTAATGTACACTGATGCTGATAACCTTATAACGAAATTCAAATACACATATCAACTTTGGAACAGCAATTAATACACACTGCTTGGTTTGAATCTCCAACTGCTAGATTAAGTCAGTGGCGGGAGTTCCGTAAAGGCTTGGATACAGACAACACACAAGAAGTCTGTAATATAGTAATAGATTGGTGGAAGATGGCACCAATTAGTAAAATGACCATCGACCCTGTAAATAGCACCGCATGGCCTACGCCATGGGAAATGCTACACAGTGGAGACTTTTGTGAAAACAGTTTGGCGCTAGGTATGAGTTATACAATATATTATGCAAATGAAAAAATACCCAACGAGCTACTGTATATCACAGATAGAAATAATAGCACACAACAATTATGTGCATGGATCGACAATAAGTATCTGCTTAATTACGAACACGGATCGATAAGTACACTACCAACCGAAAACATATCGATCAGCTTCCGCAAAGAAATTGCGGATGTAATCAAATGCTGATACATAACTTGGTCCAAGAGGTTAATAAGTACAGAGATACACAGATGAGAAGGAAAAACAATAATGAGTGAAATTCAAGTAATCAAACGAAATGGTAATAAAGACGCACTAGACTTAGAAAAGTTGCATAAGGTAGTATTTTCAGCATGTGAAAATCTAAATGGTGTTAGTGCAAGTGAAGTAGAAATTAAAAGCAGTTTACAATTTTATAGTGGTATTACCAGTAGCGAGATTCAAGAAACACTCATTAAAAGTGCGGCAGATTTGATTAGTGAAGAACAACCAAACTACCAATGGGTAGCAGGACGACTAATTGTTTACCACCTTCGTAAAATGGTTTACGGACAATATGATCCGTGGCACATTTTAGAGTTAATTAAAACCAATGTAGAAGAAGGATTTTATGATTCAAGTCTACTAGAAAAATATACAGAACAAGAATGGGATGAATTAAATTCGCATCTTAAACACGATAGAGATGAAACTATGACCTATGCGGCAATGGAGCAATGGCGTGGCAAGTATCTTGTACAGAATCGTGTTACAAATATAATCAAAGAAACTCCACAAATGGCGTACATGCTGATCTCAGCAACATTGTTTGCTGAATACCCTAGAGAAACAAGATTGCAATGGGTAAAGGATTATTATGACGCAGTTTCATTATTTTATATTAGCTTACCTACTCCTGTCATGGCTGGCGTTAGAACTCCACAGCGCCAATTTTCGTCATGCGTCCTCATTGAGACTGACGATAGCCTTGATAGCATCAATGCTACTACTAGTAGCATCGTTAAGTATGTTTCAGCAAAAGCAGGAATTGGAATCGGAGCAGGTAGCATTAGGGCTCTCGGAAGTCCCATTCGTAAGGGTGACGCCTATCACACAGGAGTTGTACCTTTCTACAAAATGTTTCAAAGTGCAACAAGGAGTTGTAGTCAAGGCGGAGTGCGAAACGGAGCGGCAACACTATACTATCCTATATGGCACTACGAAGTAGAAGACCTACTTGTACTAAAGAACAACAAAGGTACAGATGATAATCGTGTTCGGCATATGGATTACGGCGTACAGTTTAGTAAACTGTTCTATGAGAGACTTATCAGCAACGGCGAAATAACTCTTTTCTCGCCTAGTGACGTTCCCGGTTTGTACGAAGCGTTCTTTAGTGACCAAGACAAGTTTAAAGAACTATACGAACGTGCAGAACGCAATACAAGACTACGCAAGAAAACAATTAGTGCAACAGAACTATTCAGTCAGTTTATGGACGAGCGTAAAAATACTGGACGCATTTATCTACAGAACGTAGACAATGCAAATACACACAGCTCGTTTAAACAAGACGTAGCACCAATTAGACAAAGTAACTTGTGTGCAGAAATTGACTTGCCTACTAAACCTCTTAATGATTTTAATGACGAAGAAGGTGAAATTGCATTGTGTACACTGAGTGCTATTAATTGGGGTCTTATTAAGAAGCCAGAAGACTTTGCAAAGCCATGTGAACTAGCAGTGCGTGGACTTGATGCACTATTAACATATCAAGACTATCCTGTTAAAGCGGCTCAACGTGCTACAGAAGGTAGACGTCCACTGGGTGTAGGAATTATCAACTTGGCATTTTGGATGGCAAAAAATGGTATGACATACTCGCAACCCGATTTAGAAATGATTGATACATTTGCAGAAGCATGGAGTTACTATTTGATCAAAGCAAGTGCAGACCTAGCTGAAGAGCAAGGTGCATGTTTGTGGAGTAATGAAACAAAATATCACGAAGGACTTACTCCTAATCAAACGTATAAACAAGATGTGGACGAGCTAGTCGCACACAAAGAACGCATGCCTTGGAGAGAACTAAGAGATCAACTAAAGCGTACTGGAATTAGAAATTCAACGCTAATGGCACTAATGCCAGCTGAAACATCAGCACAAATAAGCAATGCTACAAACGGCATTGAACCACCCCGTAGCTTGGTAAGTGTCAAGCAAAGTAAACATGGTGTCCTAAAACAAGTGGTACCAAGTATACACAAGCTAAAGAACAAGTATGAATTACTATGGGATCAGCGTAGTCCAGAAGGCTATCTGAGTATTATGGCAGTATTACAAAAGTATATTGATCAAGGCATCAGTGTTAATACCAGTTATAATCCTGTATTCTACGAAGATGAAAAGATTGGAATGAGTGAAATGTTAAGACACCTGATGATCTTTTACAAGTACGGAGGCAAGCAATTATATTATTTTAACACCTATGACGGACAAGGTGAATTAGATATTGACAAATTAAATGAATCAAGTAATATAACTGTAGACGACTATGAAATTGAAGAAGAAGACTGCGAAAGCTGTGTAATATAAGAAAGAGAAACAATGAGTGTATTAAATGCAAATCAACGGAACAAGCACCTCGAAAGTTTAATGTTCCTAGATCCGAATGGAGGCGTTGATATTCAACGTTATGATACTTTAAAGTATCGTCAGTTTGATAAACTGACAGACAAACAGTTGGGATTCTTTTGGCGTCCCGAAGAAGTAGATGTATTGCGTGATGCAAAAGA